ACGTTACAGTAGCACCAGAAATCGTAATAGATGCTGCTACATTTGTATTCCAAACAGGAGAACCAAGAATAGGTACTACCTGAACATCCCAATATGTTGGTGCATTGGTGTCATCAATATCAGCAACTTGATAAAAACCTTGTGTAAAGTTTGTATCGTTTGTATCATCCAGGTAAATGTATGTACCACCAGGGATGATAGTTGTTGGATCGTTTGATGTTCTAAACTTGTTACTGCCAGAAGTTGCTGTAATTGTTACACCAAGAGAACTTCCAACAGCAGCATTAGTGATATAATTAAATTGTTCACCCTCAACAAAGGAACCACTTGTCAGGCGAACGTCAATAGTACCAGCAACATATGCACTAGCACCTGTAGTTGTGGCAAATGTGACACCATCAACTAATGCTCTTGCACCAGTGTTGACACCAACAACTTCTACGCCAGTTTGTAGATTTGCAAGACCTGTGTTCTGCTGGAAACCAACACGGAAACGATCTGGTCCAAAAATCTGGTGACCGATTGGGAACTGAACACCAAAGTCTCCATTGACTTCTTTATCAAGCAGAACTCTTTGCTTATCGTCGAAGACCATAGCAAAGTCCCAGGTTGCAACTGGGTCACCATTTGCGTCAATTTGGTCTCTATAAGTTACGCCAATAACATAGTTCTTATCACCAAACTTGACAATGTGCTTGCCAGGATTTCTTGGTCTGATGATTACAAGACGTAGGTTGTCACCAACGATCGAACAATCAGGTGGTAGAGAGATTGGGTTATCTTCTAGATAATCACCACCAGAAACGATGATAGATTCTTTAACACCAGGAGTTGACCACGCTAACTGCGCTGCTTTCTTGATCGTTCTAACTGGGTTAACTGCAGAACGACCATCGTTCAAGTCAGAACCAATCTGCTCAGAAACATAGATACGACCACCAACGTCATTCGTTGCTAGGTTGAGGACGTATTCTGTAGTTGCAATCTTGTCTGTTCTATCTCCAAGCAAAGGAGTAATAGAACGTGGATAGATACCTGCTTCACCAGTTTCGCCATACTTGAATGCACCAGTATCATTCGATCTGAAACCAATGTGCTTGAAATTAACTTCTCCGTTTTGTACAATACCGTCAACATGTACAGGCGCGGTAACACCTGTTTGTCCAGTGTTTAATGCTTGATAAACATTAGCACCAAAATATCTGTACTGGTTTTCTTGAATAATAACATTGGAATCCCATAGGGTTCCAGTGCCATTCATATAAGTCTTGAGGTTTGGACCTCTGAGGTTTAGGTCTGGAGTAACAAAGTTGTCAATGTCCAGGTTGAGAATTCTCGCCGTATCAGAAATGATAGACGTTGAGGTTCTAATAGCACCGTTGATGTCAAGTTCAAAGTCAACAGTATCAAGTACAGCATCTGCAGTAGCACCGTTACCATTACCACCAGAAATTGTTACTGTAGGAGCAGACGTGTAACCAGAACCAGGATTATTAATCGCAATGTTAATAACCTGACCATTGAAGATAAATGCAGACGCTAGAGCTTGTACACCACCTGCTAAATTTGGTGGTCCAAGAGTAACAGAAGGAGCTGTGCTATAACCAGAACCACCAGTGAGAACATTAACCTCGTTAACTCTTTCTCCAGTTCTGTTAATACCAACACGGGGCAAACCCGTATTAGTGTCTAACTGAGTTCTCAAGATTTCTCGTTCGAGAGATCCTGTGCCTCCTCTAATAGTAAGTTCGTTATCACCGATGAGTTTTGGTTGTTGACCTCTTACAAACTCTTTATCGGAATTGATGTTGAAACTCATGGTGCCTGCCAGCCCTAATTATCCTCAGTTATTATTTAGCTTATACCCAATCAATACTAACAACTTTGGTGTGTGCTATCCACTTGATTGTGTTTGTAGTACCTGCTCTAGTGGTTGTATAACTGAATCTGTTCGTAGAACCTAAAGGTTGAATGTCCCAAGTTTGACCAGTAGGAATATCATCTTTGATAACTGTTCTCATTGTAGATAATACAGATGTACTACCAACTGCATCACAGAAAACAGCACTCTCAAGTTTTGCAGAGTAGATTGTTCCTTGTGGATTTACACCAATGATGTGTGCTGTGACAAAATTGATAGTATTACTTTCGATTACAATCTGAGTACCAACAGTATCTAATTGCAGAACAGCAGTGTTGATACCTCTAAGAATATACTCAGTTGTTTTACTGTCAGAATATACAGAGTTTTTAATCTCAAGGGTATTGAGATCTTTAGCATTTCGCAATTCATCGACAACAGTAGTCTTGTCGATGGAAAATCCACCAACGGAATCAAACTTTTCTCTTGTGGTTGCCATCTTAGTTCTTAGTTACGTTGGATACAAAGGTAATGTTGACACTTTCTGTTGGGTTGATTGGTCCCAACTCTACATTGATCTTAACTTCATTAGTTGCGGTGTACTCAAAAGTAGGAATAATAAGTTGTGTTCCAGTTCTGACATTACCATACTCTGTATGGAATACGTCGCTACCATTATCTATAACACCAAACTCGAAGAATTCTTTATCTCCGCTAGTTGGGTTCTTCGCAACTACAACAACTTTTGCTCCACAATCAGTTGCACTAGCATAAATTGTAGAACTTCCGTTGTTTGTGGTTCCTTTAACTAGAGTAATATCTTCGGTTAGAATTCTGACATCGTTAAGTTCAAACTCCTTGAGATCACCATCAAAGACCTTAACTCCATTAAAGTTGCCAGTACCAAATGTTGTATTAAAATATACATCTCCTTGGTTGTCTAGTCTTAGAACAGGATCAACTGTCAATCCAGCAGACAAACCAAGATCGAAGTATTGCTTGGATGTATGAAGGAATGTTGTGGTGACAGAAGTATTATCAAGTGTTGTTTCTGCACTGTTAAATGTCATTAGATTTGCAGTAATCTCAAACTGATTACTTGTTTGAGATCTGATAGTATCTACACTGAAGAAATCAAGTGCGGTTGTGGTGAGTTGTAATGTATTGTTTCCATCATTGTAGAAGTACAAGATGTTTTCATTTTGTCCAGGAGCAGTCTCTGGAATAATGTAAGTGTTTTGATCAACGTCTTTAACTCCACCAAGTGAACCCCAGTTACCATTGTTATCATATCCTTCAAACTGACTGGAAGTTGTATTAAATCTAATAGATCCAGTTTCTGCTGCACCACGTTGTGTATCTGCACCAACAGGAATAACAAAAGATGTCTGTGCGTCAACCTTGAGTTTCTTACCAGAGTTAGGTCTGATGATGATATCACTAATGTCACTTGACATTACGTTTGCTAGGAACCTCAGTTCTCCAGAAACTACAAGAGGAACATCGCCAAGAGGTCCAACTCTTACTTCTTCAACACCATTAAATTCTACTGCTGCTACTGCAAGAGAATTCCAGGTAAGTTCTGCTGTGTTGTTTGGTTGAGCACCAGTTGTATGTGTTGGTTCATTACCAGAACTAGCAGTGACACCTGCTTGAGTTACTTCATAAACATTATTTCTGTAAGCAACAAACTGTCCTACAGTTACAGGTGTGTTAGCAGTCCATTGTGTAAATGCAGGAGCGTTTACATTATACGAGGAAATAGTCCTCATATTAACAAACTGAAGTGCAGTAGGTGTTACCTTCAGAGTATTAATGTTATCATTGATAAACCATAGTGTGTTATCATTAGCACCTACAGTTTCTTCTGCTTTGATATAGGTGTTGCCATCTAGGTCACGAACACCACCCAAGGAAGACCATGCTGAGTTAGTGCCATTGTAACCTTCATACTGTTGTGTCTCAGTATTATATCTGATAAGACCATCAACCAATTGGTTTGAAGGAGGTCTTGCTGCAGTATTACCAACAGGAATTCTAATTGCACTGTCTGTATTGACATTTGCAATTCTACCAGGAGCAGGTTTTAGAATTAGATCATTGGATCCAAGAGAACGGAACTCATTGGTTTCAATCTCAAGTTGGTCATTAACACTAACTTTACCAAATGTTTTTAGTTCTCCTTGTGTAGATAGATCACCAGAAGTTAAAGAGATTGATAGAGTTGATTGTTGAGTTGCACTATCAAAAATATCAACGTTTGATGAAATCAAGAACGAACCTGCTGTGGTCAGTGTAATACCACCAGCAGCATTATTAATATTGGTGACTGCCAAATCTGTGCCAGCAATATCAGGAGCAGTTAATGTTCCAGAGATATTACCAGTAGCACCCGCTACTTCACCAGTTGCGGTGACGTTAATTGCAGTAAGTTCTCCACTATTAACATCAGACTTAACAATATCTGTACTTACAACAGATTGAACTGTAATCTCTGCTCCAGATCCAAAAGATCTTGGGTTGTTTGGATCTGGTGTTAATGTTGCTGCAGTAGTAAATCTAAAACCAGCATCATCATCACCATTTGCACCTTGATCATAGTAATAAAGTGTTGGTGTATTAGCAGTTACCTTAAGTGTAAGTGAATTGCTTTCGCGCTTTACACCATCGAGATATTCAGAACCTGTAAAAGTTAGAATTGCTGTGCCAGCACCAGTTGGCAAAGTGTCCAATGTAACCTGTGTTGCACTATCAATAGATGCAATCTTAGTTCCTGTTGCTAGAGTACCGTTTCCAGTTGCGGTAACTTCCATACCAACAACCAAGTTGGTTACGTTGGCAAGTGTGACAGTTAAAGAAGTGTCATCTAACGTAGTAGAGAAACCTGTATATACAGAAGGTGCTTTGTCTCCACCCTCAAATGCTGATAGAGCAAAGTTTGCGCTTGCATTAGAAGCATCTGATAGATCAAACAGATAACTATCACCAACATAGAGTGTTAGATCAGGAGCAAGTACATCATCAATAAAGATTTTCTTATCTGTTCCAATAGCAGTTGCTGTCGCGACAGAATATGTGTTTGCTGTGCTACCATTGAAGATAACATTATTACCAGCAGCAAAGTCTGTATCAACGCCTTGAGTTGTATCAGCAACAACAACTGATGTAATATTACTTCCAGAAGTTAGGATGCCAACAACATCAACAGGAGTAAATGAAGTTACACTATCAATCTGAATACTAAGATCATCTGCAGGTGAAGCACCACCAACTAAATTACCAGCAACGGTAACTGTTTCTTGTGCTACATATCCGAAACCAGCATTAGCACCTACGACTACACTAGCATTACCGAATGAATCACGAGTTACATCAATTGTAAGTCCTGTACCAGAACCACCAGTAGCAGCAACTCCAGTGTAAGTTGAATCTGCTTGTGCTAGAATTGTAGTGCCACTCAGTAAAATAGCAGATGCAACACTACCATCTCTTTTCTTAATTTCTTGTCCAACAGAAACTGCGGAAGTAGGAACAGATCCACTAAATGTTAGTGTCTGTGTTGGGAAGAATTTAACTACTTTAGTATTTGGTTGTACTAGGTCAGTAGGAGAAACTGTGAGTAAATCACCAACAGAGTAACCATTACCTCCTTCAGTTACTTCTACTTGACTAATTGCACCTAGAACATCAACTCGATAAGAGAATGCTGTTGTTCCTACACCAAATGCTGGTTGGAAAGATAGAGTTGCAGTACCAGGAGCGGTAGGTGCTGTGCTAAGAGAAACCGTTAAAGTTGCAGCGTCTACGTTACTAACAGTTGTTCCTGTAGCGAGAGTACCAGTACCACCAGTTTGAACAATACTGTCACCAATAGTAATACCAGTTACAGAGGTTAATACAATATCTGTTAGGTTTGGTGAAGAGAATGTCAGACTTGCAGCACCAGAGCTGTCTGCTGGGAATGACATTGTTAGTGTTGTTGCACTATCAATAGATTGAATAGTTGCACCCTGTGCGACAAATCCAATGTCACCTTGACCATTGAAGATGTTCATTCCAACCGTAAGACTGGAAGTATCAGCAATTGTAATTTGTGATTGTCCTTGGGTCAGGGTTGTATTAATACCAGAGATTGAACCAGGAAGAACTGTAGTTAAACCAGATACTCCTGTTGGCAGTGCTAGAAGATCTCCTACAGTATATCCAGAACCATATGTAGATACGGCAAAGTCAGCAATAGTTCCAGGTGATGTAGTTGAAGTAAATGCAAATCCAGAACCAAATCCACCAAAGAAAGAACTACTAATACCAAGTACATCATTTACCAGATAGTTTTGACCACTGGAATTAACAGCAACGTTAGTAACACTACTTGTATAACTTACAGTGCTGATAGTGTATACTGCACCAGTACCACCACCAATTTGACCATCGATAAACATGATCTGGTCACCAACACCATAACCAGTACCTGCTTGTGTAAATGATACAGTGTCTAGTTCTCCATTTGCATTGATTACAACATCAGCAGTTGCTCCTCTACCAGCAGTTGTTGTAGAACCAGAGACAACGGTAATATTGTTACCCATGCCAGCGTGCTGGGAACATTCATATCCAATTCCCTGAGCACCAGCAGTGTCATGAATAACGAGATCAACAAATGCACCTGCGTTTCCTTCTACACCAAATGTAACTACAGTAAAATCAGCAGCAGGCAGTGCGTCTAAAACACCTGCACCACGGAAATAAATCGGATGCCCAGTCATACTGGCATCAGAAATATCAAATCTATATGTGTTACCAATCTCTAATGTTGGAGTTGGTCTAGTAACACCATCAATTACATATTCATATGGGGTTACACCGCCGTCTCCAATTGAGGTAACAACAAAAGTTTGTCTTGGTACGTTATAAACATCAACAGCGTTATAACTTCCTGTTGTATAACCAGATCCAGGAGTTGATGCAGAACCACCAAGATTAGTAGTACCAGTTACAGTAACATCAAAAGTTGCACCTGTACCAGAACCACCAGTAGCAGGAACAGATGTATATGATCCAGGTGGATAACCAGAACCAGCATTAGTAATACCACCTAACAATTCTGGAACGTTAAATTCGCATGTAGCTCCAGTGCCATTACCACCAATTAGATCAATACCAGTGTAGTTTTGACCAGGAACGTAGTTTGCACCAATATTGAGAACAGTACCAGCAAATCCTACAACGGTGATAGTTGCTTCACCACCGTCACCAGTACCACCAATGAAAGGAACCTCTGTATAATCACCTTCGTCATATCCAGAACCAGTGTTAGAAACTAGAAGTCCAGCAGTCTCAAGATTATTCTTTTGAACAACAAAATCTTTATAAGACGTAAGTCTGATATCAGAAATATCAAACAGTCTTTTTGTATTAGCAACAAACCCAATTGTATCGAGAGCAGGTCTGTAAATACCAAGCTCAGCGTCAGAAGTGAACGCTAGTGACGGAGCTAACCTAGTACCATCTCCAAGTTTTAAGTTGCCAGTTGATAGATCACTACCACCTTGCGTTACGTTAAAGATTGACGTTGCAATCTCGTTAATTTTTACCCTTTGCTGTTCAAAGGTGTCGGTACGTGCGACATTAATTGCTGGCATTTTTTACTAACTCTCGTAGAAGGGACTTAATTTCAGAGATTTCATTCTTCAACATATTTATGTCGTCTAACGCGGAACCTAGCTGCTGAGATTTACGCCTCGCAGCTATAGCAGAATCGTCACGATTGATGATGGCACCTGTGTTTTGGTCCCTTACGAGACCATCATGCCCTTCAACTTTGATGTAACTCATGCGCGGAACTTAGAAAGAGGCAACTGCACGAATATCTTGGACCTTTGGAGCATACGCGGGATCTACAGTCATCATTACAATCTTGACTGCAAAAGAGGCAAACTCTGGTAGATCAGATACACTGTACTTGAGTTCTTGATAAGAAGATTGCTTTTCAGTAACACTAGAAATATTATTTTCACTGGTTGCAATTTCAAGAACATCAGGAGAACCATCTGTATTGAAGTATTCCCAATCGATATCTTCAAAGTTTTCTTGACTGGATGCCTTCTTAAATCTGTAAAGAACTTTTACATTTGCAATATCTTTGACATTGGCAGTTAGTCTTACATCAATAGAAGTTCCAGGATTAGAAATACCAACTTCCTTAGTTACATACTTAGCAATAGAAGAACTATTCTTAGATGTATCTTCTGCAACAAAGTCAATACCGTTTGTGTATTCAATCGATCCAACTTCTAGATAACTTGCTTCTGTATCTTCTTGTGTAGGATATTTTACAATATCACCAACACGGAAGATATCTGGAGTTTGATTAGCAGTATCTGCTCCTCTGGCAAATGCAGCATTGCCAAGAATTTTTCCAGTAAAATCATCATTGATTGGTTGAATATCAGTTCTCAATGTCAACTCTTGAGATCTGCTATTCCAAAGGACTGATTTACCAGTAATAATATTGTCATATGTCTCTAGGATAACAGATGGATTACGTGCTACAATAGTTGCACCATCTGCGATATCAAAGAATAGTTCTGCAGGATTAGAATCTACAATTACCGAAGTCAATTGTGCTTGGTCACCAAGACTAACTGTTTCACCTTGCTGGAAGAACTGCTGTGTCTTGACGCGAACATAAACAACAGAACCATTTACTCTTGCAATTGTTCCAGATGCCTTTGTTGTCTGACCTTTGATAACTTGACCTGTCTGAATTTCTGTTCCACCATTTCCAGAGAGTTGGAATTGATAAACTGGGAAGAACTTAATCTTCTGATCTTGTCTACCAAATCTAGTCTCTTTACCAGCACCATTTTCAACTCTAGTAGTAGAAGTTTTAACTGATGCATTGGAAAGATCGAAAATTGGAGATAAGTTAGAAGCAGTAGAAGATAGTTGGATCTTATAGACCAAAGACTGATCAAGATTGTTTAGAGTCTCATTAATCTCAGATGCGACAATCTTTTGATTAGTAAAATACTGTGGTTCGTTTAAGAAAGTTTTTTCATAATCTGTTTGAGAATATGAAACATAGTTAGTAGTAGAACTATCTACAGGAACAATATTGGTTGTTTTAATGAAACTTTCTACTTTTGTACCAGTAAATGATAGATATCCAACTAAAGGATATAAAGTTTCAAACTTTCTATTATGAGTACCATATACAACAGAACCACCACCAAACGAATTACTAGAAGCGTTAGTTATAGATGTAATATTATAAGTATCAACACCACTATTAGAAATTTGGAATAGAGTGCTATTCAGAATATCTGCTGTTACACCACCAGTTTCCTGTGCAGTTCTGTAGAAGACATAGGATTTACCACTGTCTTCAAAACCATGATCTCTATGATTTGCTTTTACAATCTTATTGTTATTCTTGAATAGTTTGGAAGTAGCATTTGTAGCAGCACTTGCATTTGTCTCGAATGGATTTTCCTGTAATAGTTCATATCCAAGATTATCATTCTTGAGTAGAAGATTTGCAGTTCTAGAAATATCAAACTCTGCACGATATAGAGTAAACTTCAAGTCTTCTGCATTGTCTTCTTGCCAACTCTCAGTGTTCTGAGACTTGTAGAGAGAACCTAGAGATGCTTGAGTTGTAATAACTGTGCTAGTAGAGATGTCAGTCTCACCCAAGAGAGAAGACCACAACTCATAATCAGTGGAATCTGTTTCCACAACTAGAGCATACTCAGTATCATTTTGTAGATATACAGGATAATCAAAAGCAAAGTGTGTTGGAGTTGTAGATTCTGTAACTCCCTCTACGTCAATTGAAACACCCATTCTTACTGCAGGTGTATCAATATCAATAATGGTTTGAATTTCGCATCCACCTGCACCATTACCAATACCTTTGACAACAACGGAAGGTGCCTCTGTATATCCAAAACCACTCAGAGAAATTTCTGCATTGTAAATCTTACCACCAGAAACTTCTACAGCAGCAGTAGCAGTAGATCCACCTGGCAATTGTGGACTTTCAATAGTTAGAATTGCACTATCATAATTTAGACCAGGGTTAGTAACTCTAATACCAGAAAGTTTACCACTGTCCTTTGCAATAGTAAGTTTTAAATTAGTTCCACCTGTATCATTAGCAAGAGTTAGAGAAGGAATTTCTAGATCTTCATTTTGTACAAAAGATTTACCATTGTGATTACCAAGTACAATAGTGTATACTTGCTCATTTGTAAGACTATACTTACCAGATGCAGTAGCAACTAGTTCTACATTGTTCTTATCGAAGATTTGTAGAATAGGACCAGATGCAGCAGATGTAACACCTGTTACATTTTCATTTTTATAAACAGCAACATCACCATTTGTATAACACTTGAGGAAGGTATTTGGTGATAGTGTTTTTTCAGATCCAGGAACAATATTCTTTCCTGGTTTTTCTGCATCTACATCAGTAATGTATGCCTTGACTGGAATGTATGGGTCTTTCTTATTGAAGAAGAGATCTACACCAGTAACGAAACATCCACCCTCTTGGTTTTCAACCTTAAACATTTGAGCAAGAGGATTAGGTCTTATTGGATTGTCAGTATTGCTCTCTACAGTTTGTACACCTTCATTGGATTTGAAAGTAGATGGTTTTGTAGATACAATACTAGATGGATTTTCTGGTAAGATACCAGTTGCATAATACTTAACTTCAGTGTAGTTAACACTAGCATCATTTTTACTCTCGTTTGTAGCACTAGAAGTAAATCTGAATGTTAGATCTCCAGTAGAAACATTAATTTGTTCAGAACTTGTATCGTATGATAGTGTATCAACATCTCCATTCCATACTGCATTTTCAGTAGGTGCATATCCACCAGGAAGAATAATTAAACCAGATGCGTTACCATATTCATCAGTAGTAATACCACCATTAAATGCAGATAGAGAGTTACCAGCGATACCTGTAAATCTCAAATCAGGGTTAACCCAACGATCAATATTTCTACCCTCAAGGAAGACATACATCTTCGTATTAGGTTTCATTCTTCTAATGACATACTTAATAGGAAGACTTCTAGCAAAGAATGATAGAGAGTTGGAAACAACATTTCCTCTCACAGTCTTAGTCTGTACACCCTTGCCAACATCATTATTCTGTGGACTGATGTTAGAAGAACTTGCAACAGAAGCAGATGTAACAGTTGCAATTGCTTGCTGTGTATTTACTTCACCAAGAGAATTGATAGAAGCAAATGCTGGTGCTGCACCAACCCAGTTAATGATGAAAGAGTTATGGATACTAGAGAAAGATTCTTTAGTGTTATCCTTTGCAAGGAAGATAGTGTATAGGTTTGTATTTGTATCTACAACTAATGGTTCTTCATGTTGATCATACCATTGGTCGATAGATGGGGAAAGTTCACCATCACCAACATACTGCACAACAACAAATGGATTTGGATTGATCTTCTTAGATGCAGCACTATTTCCTAGTAAAGAAAGTGGTGTGTATGGCAATGTCACCATGTGTCCACTCTTCTTATAACCTGCAACAGATCTTTGGTCTTCTCTTACATTGACTTCTACAAGATCAATGCTATCTTCTCTAGATTGAGGACGCAAAACAGACTGTTGTGGATCAATAGCACAACGATAATCAAGAGAGGTTAGGTTACCAACGCTATGTGCCTCAAAATTGTCAACAAAGAAACCAGACTTAAATCTGTCCATGCCAACACTGTCTCTAACTTGCATGTTGAGAGCTTGTTGCTCAAGGATGCTAAGTGTGGTATAATATTCAAGACGCTCAATACGCTTCTCCAGCTTGCCGATATCCCTCATCGTGTAGCGTCTATTATCCACTGGGGTAATCCTTACATCCTTGCTTGTCCTTGTATAAGCAGGGATGTAAGCGTAAAACAGTGCAATAGCATCATCAATTGGTTCTGGTTTTACAGGGTTTAGTGAAGAATTACCTTCTTTGACGATAAACTCACCCTTCTTGTTAAGGAACACACCATCAATACGATCTAGATACTCTTTCTGACTAAACGAGAATGTATATTCTAGACCATTATCAGATGCTGGACTGCTAGCAATAACAGCACCAGAACCAGAGAAAGATCCTTCGGTTACTTCTAGTAAAGACTTATCAAGATAACCTGGGATGATAGCATTGTTATCAACCTTTGGACGGAAGTCAATTACATTCTTAAGTTCTAGATTGCCTAGTACAGGAGAGTTAAATCCTGGAATTTCATCTTCTCCAACACCTGCTTCATGCAAGTAACTGTCAATAGTACAGAAATCACCTTGAGAATGTACAAAGAAATCAAATGCAATTACTAGTTGTCCAGTAGAAGATTCAAATCCTGGTTTTAGAACTAGTCTGGATACATCATATAATGTATCTCTTTGACCATCATCGAAAGTATAGCGATCAGTAACATCTATACCAGATACTAGATTACCAGCAGTATCAACTTCAGGTGGTTGTGATGGTGTTCCCTCATAAACATATCTGAGTTTAAATACATCAGAGTAAGAAATTAGTTCGATAACATCACTATCATAATCATTACCTCTTAGAGGAATAACACGGTCACCAGATGCAGTAACAACAATTCTCTTGTTTCTTACAGCAGTCTTAAGTCTTGGTTTTGCGTTAGATACTTCTAGAGTTGCAGTCAACTTAAGTTTAGGGAATGTTCCATTTGAAGGAACAGTTCCAAAATATCCTTCAGGGACATTTAGATTAATACTACCAGAAGTAAGACCACTAGCAGTATCTGTAGCAGAAGAGATAGAAACAGAATCTGCAGGAATGTAAACGATATCACCCTTTGCAATGTTAGGTGCATCACCTGGGTCAAGTACAGTGATGATATAATTTTCTTCTGTGTAAGCAGCAAATCTTTGTGTTCCGAATGGTAACTGAGCAGCAAAAGTGATAAGTCCATCACCAGAAGCGGCAGTAGTTACAAAATCTCTACGGAAATAGTATTTGATCTTAGTATCATCACCACCAGCAGAAATTTGTACTACTTGCTTACTACCAGTTGGGTAAAGTAGAGTTCCACCATTAGTGTTTTCTGCTTTTGGACGTAAACGTACAATGCTTGTGTTAACAACATTACCTGGCAATGCTTGATCTAGATAAATTCTGGTCTTATCGACACCCTCTGCTTGAGTAGCATATTCTACTGTAGTACGAATAATGTTATTATCTTCATCAGAGAATTGAATTAAGTCTCCTTGCTGTAGGAAACCAGCAGCATCAGCACTGAAACTTGTAGATTCTACAAATGTTGTTCCCTTTCTACCAAAGAAAGTGAAACTTGTAACGTCAGTGAGATCTGCATATGACTGATTATCTACTACAACATCAGCACTAAATTTGTTAGCACCACCAGAACCATAAGAAGAACCAATAGACTTAACATTCTGTGGACGATAAGTTGTTACAGCATCTCTAACCAATACTGCACGTACTGATGCTGCACCACCTGCAGATCCAGATCCAGTAATAATAACTTCAGGTGGTTGAGTGTACTCAAGATTTCTTACAAAAGAAGCATTAACAATACCTACTTTATAAACAGATCCACCAGTGGTCTCTGCTAGAATTTTAGAACTATCATAAGTTACACCATTGATCTGAACACCAGCACCAGTTGCATAACCAGCACCTCTATTGTTAACAATGAAGTGAGAAATTGTATTGTTCTTAGCAATCCTTACTGTATTATCATCTTCATCTCTGATAGATTCTCCTGGTAAGAAGTTACCAGATAAAGTCTTAACGAAGAGAATTCTGCCAGCAGAATAAACACCAGATGCTGTTCCTTCGACAACACCATATGCACCACTTTCTAAACCAAATACATACTTACCTTCATCGTATCCAGTAGGAGCAGTTTCTAGAATGATCTTGGTAAAGAACTGAGGATCAAAATATGATAATCCAAAGATAGAATTATATACTGATGTTCCACCTGCTAGACGACCTTTAGAAAGAATAACGTCAGAATCAGAATTGAAACCAGCACCTCTCTTTTTAAGGAAGAAGTTGTTTGGTTTTACTTTACCAATCAAAGGAGTAAATGTATTTCTGTAATCCTTTACTTCTGCCCAATATGACGTAACTGCACTAGTAGATTCTGCGTCAGTTCTGGAAATGTATAGTTTTCTAATTTTATCTGCAATACCATCATCATACTCAATCAAGAGTTGATCTAATTCATTCTTTTTACCTACAACAGTAATTTCAAGGAACTGTGTTGATTCATTAGTATCAATAGAAGGTCTGTTGATAGTAGCAAAAGATACAGCAGTTAGAGTTCCAACATCTGTAGCAGTTCCCTCTGCACTATAAGATCTGATATAGTATAGAGTTCCATACTTGCTCTCAAAGTTAGCATCTGTAATATCTGCTAGATTTGGTTGACCATTAAGACCGTTTACCTTAAGGGTAAGAGTTTTAATACCATCATCTGCTGTGAGGTTAAGTCCTCTTCTTACGATAGTTTGTCTGTGTTCTGTGGTTGCCTCAGTTCCATTTACACCAATAGATGCATCATTAAAAGATCCATAGAGAAACACATCAGGATATGCTGTTAATTCAGCACCTTCTTTGTTTAGAGGAACACTACCATATACGTTAGTAACATTAAGAGTAGGAAGTCTCTTTGATTTTACAGTTACATTTTCACTGGTTAGACTTTCTCTTGCTTTGTTAATTTCAAGATATTTGATTTCTTTGTTTACAATCTCATATCCTCTAACATATGCCTTACCAGGACCAATGCTAGCGATCATTTTTCTAGCAGCTACGCCTTGGTCATATCCATTATAGAGACCAAATTCATCTGCAGCGTAGATACCTCTGTTACCATCTTTCTGCGCCCACTCACGCATGTTGATGTCAAAGTTGGTGACAACATAATCACCACTCTCATCATATGTTCTGCGTGCTAGAGTTTGCTCTAGTACACTAAAATCTGTAGTGGTAATCTTTCTTTGTACAACACCTCTCTTAACAGTAAGGAGTTGAATAAAATTCTTATCAGTAATTGCATCTAGAGCAAACTCTTTCATCTCTAGACTGATCTGCAGTCTGTGAGCTCCAGGTGCAGTGTAGTTAGAACTGCCAATAGCATTATCATAAAGAGACGCATCAGTCTCAGGAGTTGCAATCGCTTCCTTAATTGTAAATCCTACTTTTGCAGATGGTTTGTCATAATACTCTTCGATAACGAGGAGTTGCTCATCATTACGAACAAAATAACCATTAACAAAATAGATACCTTCTTCTACCTTGACAGCAGAACCATAACCCATTGCTGGACTGTCAAGAGATGTTACTTCACCTGTGTCAGGATTAGTAACAGAAATACTAGTAGGAAGTACGCTACCATCTGTTCCAACAACTAGTAGAGGAGTGTTTACACCATCGACAACTTCTAATGTCTCACCTTGGCGGAATGTTGGTTCAGTGTTAGAGTTACCACTATTGAGATAACTTACAAATAATGTGTCTGCATTGGTTTCAGTTGCATTTCTCGTAGAGAGAACAGTTCCTAGAACACCAGAGGTTAGACCTCTTAACTGTTGACCTACCAACTGAGTAATGTCATACTTTTTATAAACAATATCGTCTCCCTCTGAGATAGCAACCTCTGAGACAGACGATAGTTTAACGTAATCTAATTTTGTGTTGAGACCTACCTCACCAGGAATTACCTGTTCACCCTGCTTAAAAGCATACTTTCCAAAACTCTCAATCTGGTTCTGGAGAATGGATTGAACTTGCGTTAGTTCCCTACCTTGAATAGAGTATCCAGGACGGAATAGAATCTTATAAAAATTCTTACTCGCGTCAAAGTCCTCGTAATAAGGATTTACATTTAGGTTAGTCTTCTGAGGCATCTTGCTCCGCCAAATACTAGTATCTAGTCCCTAGTATTTAGCGAAGTAATTAGAACTCAATAACTAGTTTGATATCTTCGATCTGGTCAGCAGCACGAGTGATCAGACGACGGTTCTCAACGTAGATAACGTCACCAGAGTTGTTCTCGACTTCTGGAGCAGCAAGACCACTAGAGAATGTTACGCCAAGTAGTGTAGAAGCATAAGAAGTATCTACGTTACCAGAAGCAGCGGAACTTTCTCCAGTAATTGCATTAGAACCATTGCTCTCGAATGCTCTTACTACACCTTGATCAGTGTGTGCATCGTTTGTTTGGATATACTTAAGTACACCAGCAGTTGTAGAACCACTATCCAAAGTCCAGGAAACAACTGTACCGTATGCAGTACCACCAGTTACAGTCTGAACAATCTTCTCGTCAGTGTTGTAATCTGCGGTAGCACCAGTAATCTTGATAGACTTTAGACCAGAGAGGGTATCTGCAGTAGCAAATGTTGTTGTACCCCACTCAAGTGGATCAGCAATAATACCAATACGACGGAAATCGTTATCAACAGGGAAGTCACCAGAACCTTCAGCGTAGGTTAGGCGAATGTTTGTCATTACGCGCTTACCGTTAAGTTCTGTTTCATGATCAGAACCATGACCGCCCTCGGGAGGTAGGATTGCTTCAATAGCACCAGTTGCACCAGAACCAGTCGCAACTGCGCTGCTTAGACCAGTGTCAGAGAAGAGGTTGCCATTACCAAGAAGAATATTAGCATAAGTGTAACCTGATCCTCTTGCTTGTACACTTGCAGAAGTGATTGTACCAGAACCGTTAGTTACTAGTTGTACTACACCACCAGTTCCGTCTCCCTTGATGCTTGTATAAAGGGTTTGGGAAGCAGGTAGACCAGCACCAGCATCTTCTACTAGTACAGCGTCGATAGCGCCTGCAACAGCAGCAGAAACAACACCAGTTCTAGATGCGTTAGCAGGAAGAACGATTGGCATGAAGTCGGAAGATAGGAACTTCAGAACATCATCAGTTGGGATGGTGTACATATACTTCCAGATGTAACCAGCACCAGTTGTCTCAGTATAGAGACCAGTTGCAGAATCATAGTTAGCACCTGCTACAGATGGTTCCTCAGTCGCGTTCTGTCCAGTAGCGTTAGAAGGATCCTCACCATTGTAGAGGCACTTAAATACTTCGTAAGAAGAGTTCATTACATAGAACTTAGCGTCAGCAATGCTGTTAGCGCCAGTTGCGGTTTGCTTACCAATTTGACCACCGCCACCAGGAGTAGCAGAGTAGTCAGGTTTCCACATGTCGTACTTAGGGTTAGCAACTAGGTCCCAGTTGTAACGACGGATAACAGTTCTTGCATAAGAATCAGTAATACGCTTTGCAGCGATTAGTTCGTCATACAGAGCAATCTTCTCAGACTGGTTGTCAAGAGGAAGAGGTGGAATGTTCTCGTCTGCATAACGATAAACGCCAGACTTAGCAGTAGCACCTGTGTCAGATCCACCAGCACCACCAGTACGGCACTTAAGGTCGGTTCCTAGAGCAGGAGCAGAGTTAATACCATTGCTGCCAAAAACGTCGGTTAGAAGGAGGGCACTATCATAAACTGCAGCAATCGTGGCACGGAAGGTGGTGGAACCGTATGTTCCTACATACACCTCGTTACCAACTGTAAATGCGGTTGCGTTCTTGGAGTAGATTTCAAGATATGCTCTCCAAGGTTGCGGACGACCCACAAAGAAGTACATTCTAGAACGCTCTGCGCTCGTATCAGTCGCGCCCTCTGTGAGGGATTCTAGGAATTGTTTCGCGTTAAAGATACGAAACTTATCAGAAATAATAGCAGCCATGGGTTTCTTTATCCGACGTTGTGATTTGTGCCTGAGTTATTTATATTTATAGCAATATTTAGGTAATTGTATGCGGAACCAACTGTTGTCCATTTGAAATGGTAGTTGGACCCTTAACATGTGTGCATCCAGTAAATGAATTGGATGTCTTACCAGTGTATTGTATAACTGATCCACCAGAGGTGAATACATATCCAGTTGTTGGGAACAATGTAGTATCTTGTACCTGAACAGTGGACGGAATTGTTCCAGAACTACTTGTTACAGCAACAGGGTTCTGGATGGATGGTGGTAGTAGATTGAAGTATGCACCAGCGATAGTGTAACTAGACTTAGCACGCTTAGTGAAGTCTTCAATTCTGAATGCAGGGAAATAAGTAGAGAACTCTAGGATAGAAAGACCAGAAGCATTGGCAACACCATCATCGAAGATGCCATCAAACATACTAATAGTATGTCCGACATTGGTTCTGGTATACTGTCCAATGTAACCAGTATCAACTCCAAACACGGAGTTTACAACCTGAACTTGTGTAGTATCTCTCTTGAGAACATAATATAGACCTTGTACATCAATTAGATCAACAGAAGAACCATCTCTCTTGATAACAGGATCTGTAATAAATGCAGTTTCCTCGTATCCATCGATAACTCCGCCAGGTGGAGGAGTAAGAACAACTTCCAATGCAGACTTGGTAATATCCAACTCTTCAGGAGCAGTTACTTGTCTTTCTACCTTTCTTTCAAATCCAGAATCTACAAATCCAGCAGATACCATCGTGACATCGCTTTCACTCTGGATCTCAAGTACACCACCGAATGCAACAGATACAAGTTCTGGGATCTGTCTAATGAAGGTTCCTGCTAACCATCCTTTCTCGGTTGTTCCTCTTTGTGCTCTATCAACTTTAATGAAACGATCATTTAGTTTCTTGCTGTAGAATACAACCTCATCTCCAATAAGTAAGAAACCATTAGGATCAAACTTAGTGGTGTCTGGGATGTATACAACTGTCTCACCAGGAGCAAGGTCAACCTGTAAGTAAGCAGCAGTCTCAAAGAAGTTGACATTAGACAACGCATCATTAGGAATTAGATTCTCAATAGTGGTTGTGATTGCCTTACTTACTGTCGAGATAGAATTGACAGTAACGATGTCTTGTACTTCAGCAGATACAACTGTTGCATTGTGGAATGTGTCAATTAATGGAACATTAGCAGCAGATGTCTCCTGCCAAGACTTAACTTCAATAACATCTCTCTGAGGATCTAATTGTCCACCAATAGAGAATACTTCAATTTCATCTGGTGTGAATACTCTCTCAATATCAATCTCAGAAGTTGGAATACCAAGAGATACACTAGATCCAGAAGAAATACCAGTAAGACCAGCGTCACTAATCTCACTAATGAAGGAAATGGCATTCATACCAAATCCTTGTACTTGAGTGTTAAGATTTAGTGTAACAAGTGATACACCAATGTCTCTTTCACTTAAGATGTCAAATCTTCTAGAAACAATTACCTGTGGTGCTTCGGTATATCCAGAACCACCATCAATCAAGTCTACACTAATGACTTGACCTTTTGCTACTAGTACATTTGCTCTAGCACCACCACCATTACCATTCTTAGGAATGAACTTAAGAACAGGTGGTGTATAATATTGATATGCAGTAGGTTGTGTAAGAGGATCGTAACTACGTTGGTTCCAGGTTAGCGATACGACAGAACCATTCTCAATAGTGGCAACTACAGCAAGACCTTCACCTCTAGTAATACCAGTATAAGTCTCAATTGAGACTGCTCCATAGATATCATCTGTTAGTTGCTCTCCAGGTCTACCATCTTTACTTGTAGCAGTTTGTGGTAGTCTCTTGATCTTTCTAAATCCTTCTTCTCCCTCAACACGGATTTGATCTCCGCTGGAGAGTGACAAGAATGGACTTCTATAAGTCTTACCTAAGAAAGTACCAGACCAAAGAGCATTATCATCCTCAAGAACTTTTCTTCCTAATTCATCTGTCTTATAGACAAGATTTATATTTGTATAATTGGCAGCAGCAACAACGAAAGTTCTGTTATAGTATCCTTTTACACCAAATACAAGATCGAGAGTTTCGTCAATACTAGCATTTTGAGACTTTAGATCCCATGCTAAAGTATTGCCAGAAGCAAACAAGTTAGATACTTCACCAATGACATTAAATGTGCCGTCTGCTTTTACTTGCCATACATGAATAGGTGAACCAATCTTATCTCCCATCCAAGAATAAGTTTGATATGGAGAGAGTATAGAACTATCAAAATCTATTTCAAGTCTTGCTCTAGCAAAATATGTGTCTGGAGCATAGTCATAGATGTTGAGAATTTGACCTACGTCTCTACCATAGAGGTAGCGCATGTCAATCTTAACTTCTGGTTGAATAGGAACATTAAAGAAAATGTTTGGACCAGAGATTGTATATGACTGTCTTTCACCTTTCTGTTGTAATACACCATCGAGGAAGACATATAAGTTGTCTTCACTTTCAATATTTTGTACAGTATTGTCTTCTACATCCAAAATTAGGAACGGACCAGTTCTTACACCATTGACTAGAGCATAATCAATAGTAAGTCTCTTATAGTTACCAACACCAATACCAACAACTTTTTCTACAGCAGTTGGTTCGCCAATAGACTTAGCACCTAGGTCTTGATCCCAAATAGGAGCAACATCAAACTTAATCAAGTTTGGAATTACACTTCTATCAATGAAGTATGCATCAAAGAGTGGATAATTTTCTGTATACTTAGGTCTCTGTAATACTGCATTGATAGTAAGGAAAAGATTTTCATCTTCCTCAAGTTTTACAGGACTACCATTATCCCAATACAATTCAAAATCTTTGGTTTCTCCGTCAATAAAATCAGGTAGAGATCTTGTTACGTCTTCTTGTTCTAAAATGTCTCTAACATTTGCAAACAAAGAATCTGTTGCAGAAACAACATCATCACACTCACCTACTGGTAGAATTGGATCTCCAATAATATGAATATTACTGTATGTTAGTTTTGCTGCCCAGTTTCCTGGTCTGTTTAAGTTTTGCTTAGTTTCAACAACATAACCAGGACCATATCTCATAATATCTTTACTGATGCTAGAGAAAGTCATGAGAGAACTTTCAACATCTGCACACAATGGCGTTAGATTATCAATTAGAACATCAGGATCAGTAACTTGACCTAAGTTTCTCATTGCCAAGATCATTTGATCTCTAGCATAGTCAAAAATTAGATCCATACCATCGAGACTGTTAATACCACCATCAGTAGTAATCTTACGGATTTCTCCATCAGGATATCCAGTCTCAACCCAGAAATCTAGTCTTGTGTTTTGAACTAGTCTTTGGTTACCACCATATCTTAGGTGATACACAATATCATCAATTTGTCTTCCAATAAGTTTTTCGCAAAGTGCAGCACTTACTGCAGTATTGACATTAGCAGCACGATAACTTTCTGTAGCACTAATAATAAATGATCTATTGAGATTAATTAGTGTTCCAGCATCATAGAACGTTCCGTTGTTTAGATTGCTCCAAGAGAACGTTGCTTGGTCTGTACCAGAGAAAGATACACCAACACTAACTGTTTGTCCAGGTGGAACAGAGAATGTATTACCAGGAGCAACAGATGCTGTACTGGTTGGTAGAACTCCAGTGGTTCCACCTCCAGACAATGGAGTGTTACCTGCAGGAACACCACCGCCACCAGCAGAGTTTGCTAGAGCAGCACGACTGAGAGTAATTTGTGTATCACTATCGATAGAAACAACTTTAGTTCCTTCTGGATATGCTCTACCAGAACTTACATACATGCCAATAGCAATGTTGTCAGTGCTGCTGACATTCATTACTGTAGAACCTTGGATGTATGTGATATTTACATCAATGTAATCCCAGTTTCTGATAGCAAGTTTTGCTAGTCTAGTAGCATAAGAGAAAATATCAGTAGAAGCAGATCTATTGTTTTGAATATACAGATATTCGCTATCTGAATTGAAGATAGATGTATAATCAATCGTCTTGATATTTCCACCAAAACGAAGATCATGATCATATGCTTCTAAGATAGATCTAATGTTTCTTTGATAATCATCAGTCTTAGTTGCCCAATCTAGGGATGGATGAGTTGCTCTTGCATAACCAAGAGTTTCATCAATAATAAAGTCGGTATTTCTTTCAATTTGATTTGCAGCATCAATCCATCTACCATTACGCTGGTAAATATTTTTTAATTTTCTAAAGTGTTTATCGTTGTATTGGTTATCCTTAAATGCAACGTACTTGGCATAGAAGTTAACACCACCATACTTAGTGACATCAGTTGTTCCTTCACCAGTCTGCTTTTGATTTGCTCCTAGTGGTGGAGCAGAGAATGTAATTTGACTACCAGAAACAGTGTATGAAACACCAGGATCTTGTAGTACACCATCTAAAGTAACAATCAAATTTTTCTCATCATATGGAGTAAACACTGTATCTGTGTTTACATTCCTAAGATCAAATGTTGTCTTTCCTTGTAATCTTCCATCTCCATCATAGTATCCAGTAAATGGATTTTTAAAATACCATGGTTTAGGAAGTTGTGGTGCTGGTGGATTGGTAACATCATCATAATAACCAGGAGTGTTATTGAAAATCCTAACCTCAAAGGCAAGCATTTCATTAAACAGGAATTCACTTGCAGCAGCAGATCCTTGTGCTTTACGAATTCTTTGGTTCTCTACTTTCTGTAGAGTTTGAGTTACAACTCTGGTTGTGTTCTCAACAGTAATTCTATTCTTTTCAGGATCCCATAGTTGTAAGATAGTAAAATGATCTGCCTTTGGCATTTCTGCTGGCATTTCAGTTGTAGCAGTTGCTTCAATATCTACTTGTCCAAATAACTGGAAACCAGCAGGGTGAGTAGTAGACTTGATTAGTTCACGCCATTGATCAATTGGTGTTTTAGACTTAACAACGTAAGAGTAATCTTGATAGAAATAACTATCTAATACTTTCTGATTAGATACACCTAAACGTCCTCTATCAGACTTGAAGTATCCAATATTGTCATAGAAAGAAGCAATATCCTCACTGAACGTAGTAACATAAACTTTGCGAACTGTGCCACGAGCATTTGGACCAGCACCTCTAATTTCTACATTCTCTCTAACAATACCAGTTACACTTCTAAGTTTTAGTAGATTAGATCCTTTTCTCCATTCAGTTACAGTTGCTCTGAATACTTCTACACCATTAACAGTTTGTGTAACAAGCTCACCTTTTCTATATGATGTGTTATTGTTCTTTGCAACAGTGACAATATAGTTGGATGAAAATGTAGAAGATACTGTTTTATCTAAGTGGAAAGAACCACCATTGTTAGTAATAGAAATACTTCTAGGAATACCAATTGTTGTACTATCTACATATGCCTCAACATCTCCCTCAACAATTGCTACTTCAGGAGTAAATGTATATCCTCTACCAGGATTGTCTACAACAATAGAGAAGATCTCACCATTTCTAACAACAACTTTGAAAGTTGCATTTACACCATCACCATTAGTAATGATTACTTTTGGGTTTGAATAATTTGATCCTTTGTTGGTTACATCAATACCGACGATAGTTTGAGATGCTTGATCAAATAGAACAGTTGCAGTTGCTCTAAACTTTTCATTAGGATCAACGCCATCAATGACTGGAACTTTCTTATAATTTAATCCAAGGTTCGTGATTGCATAACTGTTAATCTCACCAACAGCGAACTGACCAGTAGTAGTATAAGAAATGGATCCAGAACCATCCCAAAGAGGCTCACTATCAATATCATAAACAAAACGAGTTGATGTAACATAGTTAACTGTCTTGACACCTTGTAGTGGATCTGTTATAATTCTAAGAGACTTGCCCTCGGCATTTACAATGCCTTTATTATCAAAATAGTAGAAGTTGGTGAAGTCTGTGCCTACCTTCTTACTATAGTTGTTGGATGCTAATCTAGCACCAAAACCAAACTTGACATCAGTGAAAGCGCCAGGGTTTCCTGGTAGAACTGTCGAGGCAGTCTTTTCTAATGTTTTTAAATTATAACTCTTACTAGGAGACATATCAAAGTAAGTCCCAGTGAGAGAAGAGTGAGACGTGTCAAACGTATACTTGTAAAACTCCTGTACATTGATATCTGGATTAGGAGTGAATGTAGTATTGTCTTCAGAGAATTCAAACTTATAGATTAGAGAACCAACAGAATCAATACTTACTAGTCTATCTTGAGAACTAACATCAAAGAAACTAGAACTAGGAGTTAGT